TCATGTTTGGTGGCAATGGCTCTGGCAGCGGTGCTGGCTCTGGTGGTCTTGGCATAAGTTACGATGACACAAATGGTGCTACACTAGGCTCGGTTATCCCCGGTGTTAACTGGAAACCAATGCGTTTCTATTCGGACAACCTCCAGTTCAATACGAACGGCGGTACTGAACGTATGCGCATTTTGTCCACGGGCAAAGTTCTTCTTGGAACCACTTCAGACACTGATGGTGCGCCGTTTCAAATCGACGCTGCGGCTTACGGGAATGCCGTTTATGTGACGCGCTTCACTAATAGCAGCACCTCAACATCTGCCTTTAACGTATCGCGGTGGCTTCAAGGCGCATCTGGCTCTGCTATTGGTTATGTCGGAACTGGCGGATCAACAGTTGGCACCGCCTTCTTCCAGAACCGATTTGTCGTTGGGACGCAGAACAACACGGCCCTTTGCTTTGCCACAAACGACACATTCCGTGGGATGATCGACGGCGGCGGTCAGTTCTGGTGGGGTGCGCAATCGACCATCGACACTGTGTCCTATGCGCCGTTTCAGATCACCAATGCGCTTGCAATCAACACGAACACAACGGCAGGCACTACGGCTGTTTCGTTCTTTAATGGACAGGGCAGTGGTGTCCGCGTCGGTTATATCGGCACAAGCGGTTCTTCTACCAGCTACAATACCTCATCCGACCAGCGGTTGAAGAAGAACATTGCGGATGCGGTTGATGCTGGGTCAGTTATTGACGCAATCCAAGTCCGCCAGTTTGATTGGAAGATCAACGATGAGCATCAGCGTTATGGGATGATCGCGCAGGAACTGGACGAGGTATTCCCCGAAGCAGTGGCGCATGGGCCGACAGAAACCGATATGCTTGCTGTCGATTATTCCAAGCTCGTTCCGATGCTGGTAAAAGAAATCCAATCACTTCGTGCCCGCGTGGCTCAATTAGAAGGAAATTAACATGGCGATTACAAACACTTGGGCCGTCGTTCAGATGGACTGCTACCCCGAAGAAGGCGGCGAAACCGATGTGGTTTTCACGGTTCACTGGACGCTGACTGGCACGGACGGCACCTACACTGGCTACGTTTATGGCTCGCAGGCCGTTACGGTCGATCCAGACGCCCCGTTCACGCCCTATGCCGACCTGACAGAAACACAGGTGATTGGTTGGGTGAAATCTGCTATGGGCGAAGAGCAAGTAGCAAGCTATGAGGCAAATGTGGCGGAGCAGATCAATAACCAGATCGACCCGCCCGTCGTTACACCACCACTTCCATGGAGCGCATGATGGAACTGAACCTGAAATTAAACGTCGAAGAAGTAAACGCAGTCCTTCAGACCTTGGGCAACTTGCCCACGTCATCCGGCGCGTTTCCTCTTCTCATGAAGATCAAGCAGCAGGCTGAAGCCCAGATGCCGCAAGAAGAGCCGACAGAAGGATAAGCGCAATGGCCGACGTAAAAATCTCAGGTCTTCCCTCCGCCACCACTCCTCTAGCTGGGACAGAGCTATTCGAGGTGGTGCAGAGCAGCACCAGCAAAAAGGTTGCCGCGACCGCCATCGCCAACACGGCGAACAACGTCCGCACGGTTGCCACAGGCGGCACGGGTGCCGCAACGCTGACAGGCTACGTCAAGGGGAACGGTACGTCGGCCATGACCGCCTCGGCCACAATTCCCTATGCGGATGTGGTTGGCGGCCCGAACAACTACGGCGGCTTCTACGACACGAGCAACCAGACTGCGGGCGCTAATACGGCGACAGTGGTGCTGATCAACTCAACCTCTGTGGTTGACGGCGTCACGCTGTCTGGCGGCTCACTGATCAACATCCCGGCGACTGGCGTCTACCGCTTCACGCTCACGCTGCAACTCGCAAATAGCGGCGCGTCTGACTACAATACCTCAACTTGGATCAGAAAGAACGGCGTTGGTGGCGACATCGCAAACACCTGCCTAGACCAATCAGTTCCTGCTAAAACGGGTGCCGTTAACGGGTACGCAGTCGTGTCCTACGACATCATGGTATCCCTGACTGCGGGGGATTACATCCAGTTTATGTGGTCAACGCCGAACACCTCGGTGTTCCTTGAAGCCATCGCCGCGCGCACGAGCCCGACACGGCCAGCCGCTCCCTCTGTTATCTTGACGGTAAGGCAGATTTCATAATGATCGAACAACTCGTCAGTCGGGTATTTTACGCCCGCAACGTCGCGCACTTTGAGCACTGGCGCGCCACGGGCGTTGGTAGCTTCGCCAAGCATCAGGCTCTGGGCACCTTCTACAATGAAGTGATTGAAGCCATCGACGATCTTGTTGAGGCCTATCAGGGTGCCTTTGAGCTAATCGGCAACATCCCCGCGCCGGAGACGGTGAAGGGCGATGTTCTCAAGCTGCTTGAGGCCGATGCGGCATGGATCGAAGAGCATCACGAAGACATCTGTCAGGGCAATCGCGGCGTGGGTAACCTCGTCGATACGGTTACCGACACGTATCTCTCCACCATCTACAAGTTGCGGAACCTGAAATGATGGGCATCGACATCAACACCATTCTGACCGTCATCGGCTTCATCGGAGGCTTAATCACGGTCTGGGTCAACCTCAACAGCAGACTGACGCTGCTTGAGGCGCGCCTTGGCTTTGGTGACGAGAAGTTTGTCGCCATCGACAAAAAGTTTGACGAGGTCATGACCCACCTTCGTCGCATTGAGGACAAATTAGACAATAAGGCAGACCGATGAGCTTTTGGGATCGAATGGAAAGCAGCAAGGACGGCATCGATGATACCGTCGAGTTCACAATCCGCATCGCCGTGGCGACACTGGCCTGCGTCATCCTTGTCGTGATCGTCGCGATGGTTGCCGGGCTGTTCGTGTCCGACAGCGTGGTCAGCAACGACAAGATCTTCGAGATCATTGGCCCCGCCTTCAACACGGTGGTTGGGGCATTTGTCGGCCTTCTGGGCGGCTTGAGCCTCAACGCCAATGCGCGTGACAAAGAAGAGCCACTGGAATTGACGGAAGTCGCGCCAGAACCAGAGCCTGAAGCGCCCGCGCCAGTTCCCGCCATGGGAATTGTCGAAGACGACGATGACGATATGGCCCCGTGGGAAAAATACCGTCACGACTTGCGCTGGGACGCGAATGGCGATGGTGTAGTCGATGAGAACGACTTCCCTGACTGGCGCACTTCGGGACAGTAAAGATGGGCAATCTCTCAACCGTTGAATTGATCGGCCAGCTTTGGCCTATCGTTCTGGCTTTCATCTCCTTGACGATCATCCTCGCCAAGATGGATGTGCGGCTTGCCGTGGTTGAGGAAAAGATCAAAACGCTCTTTGAGCTTTGGAACAAGGGACAGGACAAATGAGCCTGATTGAATTGCAAAAGAAGTGCGGCTGCGGCGCTGACGGTGCGTTTGGCCCCGGCACGCTCAAGGCCGCTATGGCCCACTACAAGCTGTCACCGCGTCGCGCTGCTCACTTCTTCGCCCAGACGGCGCATGAGAGCGGCAACTTTGGGACATTTAGCGAGAACCTGAACTACGGCACTGCCGGACTTCGCAAGATATTCGGGAAGTATTTCCCGACCGACGCAATGGCTCGTGCCTATGAGCGCCAGCCGCAGAAGATCGCCAACCGCGTCTATGCCAACCGCATGGGCAACGGTGATGAAGCGTCAGGCGACGGGTGGCTGTACAGAGGCCGAGGTAGCCTCCAATTGACTGGCAAATCGAATTTCAAAGCCTTTGCCGATTACATCGGTCGTCCCGATGTGATGACGAACCCAGATCTGGTCGCTGGCGAACTCTGCTTTGAAAGCGCCCTGTGGTTCTTCGACAAGAACAAACTCTGGTCGATCTGCGATCAGGGCATCAACGATGCCGCCATCCTTGCGCTGACGAAGCGCATCAACGGCGGCACTCACGGCCTCGATGATCGAAAAGCAAAAACCAAGAAGTTTTACTCTTGGTTGTCATGAAAGGGTGCTTCGCAAATGCTGCCATTTAATCCGATCATGGGCTATGTGGCGGCGGGCGCTCTTGTCATTGGCGCTGCCGCCGGATGGACGATTAAAGATTGGCAATGCGACGCTGCTTATTCCAAGGCTTTGGAAAAGGCGGAGAAGCAACGCAAAGAGATGCAAGGAAAAATAGATGAAGCTGCCTCTATTTACCAAACCGAGCGCGATAAAACCGATGTGGTGGTCGCCGGAGAGCGAGAAACGATCCGCGAGATATATAAAACGCTTCCTGCTCCTAATCCTAGCTGTGAGCCTGATGCTCGTGTTTACGGGCTGCTCGAAGGCGGTATCAATCGTGCCAATGCCGCTGCCGCCAGCGAACCTCGCAAGTAACTGCCCACCACTTCCCAATCCGCCCTCAACGCTTACAGATCCAGAGCGCGCGATTTGGGAAGTGGACATAATCGCCAAATATGGCGACTGCGCCCTGCGCCACAAAATGACCGTTGAAGCATGGAAACAAGCCGTCAACTCTAAATAACCGGAGAAGGTTATGCCTGCCAAAATAATGACTGATGATGAGTTCATTAAGGCGTGGGAACAGGGCAATGGAAGCCCGCGCAAAGTCGCTGAATTGCTCGGCATGGACGAGCGATGGGTCTACAAAAAGCGATACGTCTTGGCGGGTCGCGGCATTATCCTGAAGACTGTCCCAGCGGGATCGACCAAAGGCAAGTGGTCGCGCGATGATGTCGGTCGGGCGTATAAGCGCCAAATCGACGTTGAACTCGACACTGGCTGCGCCATTGTGTTTTCTGACGCACACTGGTGGCCCAACCAGATGCGTACTGTCGCCAATGAGGCGCTCCTCCTTCTTGTCAAAGAACTAAAGCCGCGTGTGATGTTCGCCAATGGCGACATATTCGACGGCGCACGGGTCAGCCGCCACGCCCCGCTAGGTTGGTCTGAGCTGCCGACGGTCAAGGAAGAGTTGGAGATATGCCAAGACCGGATGGCAGAAATTGAAGAGGTGCTGCCAAAAAGCTGCGCCAAAGTCTGGAACGTCGGCAACCACGACGCCCGCTTTGACCGCGCACTTGTCACGAATGCGGCAGAGTATGAGGGCGTCATCAGCCGTCTGGATGACAAGTTCGACCGCTGGGATTTCACGTGGTCAACGATGATCAACGACAATGTGATGGTCAAGCACCGCTACCACAACGGCATCCACGCCACATATAACAATACCTTGAAGTCTGGCCGCTCCATCGTTACCGGGCATCTCCACCGCCTCGCCGTGACGCCTTGGGCCGACTATAATGGCCGCCGCTATGGCGTGGACACAGGCACACTGTCCGATCCGCACGGGCCTCAGTTTGATTACGCCGAGAACAATCCGTCGCCACACACGTCGGGCTTTGCGGTGCTGACGTTCAAGGACGGCATGCTGCTGCCGCCGGAGCTGGTGGAAGTCATCAACGAATGTGCATACTTTCGCGGAGAATGTATATACAACGGCGCGGATGACGACGTGTAATGTGCATCTGTCCAAACCCATAAAAAACAGGTATAGAGATCGCTATGTCAACGACAATGACCTTCGAGAGCCTTCAGCAGGACGTTCGCCGCTACCTTGAGCGTGGCGCGACGCTTGCGTCTGACGCTGTCGTTTACGAGCAAATCCCGCGCCTCATCAACTTGGCAGAACGCCGGATCGCCCGCGAACTCAAGGTTCAGGGCTTCATCAACGTCGTGACAGGCACGCTTGCCACCGGGCAGTCTGTCTACCCAAAGCCTGACCGCTGGCGCGACACCGTGTCGGTCAACATCGGCACGGGCTCGACGCAGAATAACCGCCAGTTCCTGTATACGCGCGATTATGAATATCTGCGCTCCTACTGGCCCAACGCGCTCGAAACCGACCAGCCCGTCTTCTACAGCGACTATGACTATAGCCACTGGCTGATCGCGCCGACGCCTGATCAGGATTATCCCTTTGAGATCCTTTATTACGAGCTGCCACCGCTGCTTGACGACAGCGTGCAGACGAACTGGATCACGGAATACGCCCCGCAGCTCTTGCTCTATGGCACGCTGGTGGAGGCAACGCCGTTCCTCAAGAACGACGAGCGCATTCAAGTTTGGCAAAGCATGTATGACCGCGCGGCGGCGATGCTGAACGGCGAAGACCTTGGTAAAATTCTCGACCGATCCGCCGTGCGTAAGGAGGCCTAATAATGTCCACATCGTTCACTCAGGTCTTTGGCGGTAGCACGATCTACCCTTCGGACGTGTCCTATCTCGCGTTGCCGTTGCCCAACGATGTCACGCTTGAGTGGCCGCTTGAGGCCACCACGGGCAATAATGTTGTCGCGCGCATCATCGACGTAACGCCGACTGGCGTCTACACCATCTTCATGCCGGACGCGACGAAGGTCGGCGTCGGGCAGACGATCCTCTTCAACAACCTTGGCCCGAACATCGTCACGGTCGATACCGCCGCAGGCAACGCCATTCTCAGTATGAATGCGGGTGAGCAGTGGCAGATTTACCTGACGGACAACACGACGGTCGCCGGATCTTGGCGCGTCTTCCGCTACGGCGCGGCCACCGCACAGGCGCAAGCCTCCGCGCTCGCAGGCCCCGGCATCGTCGCCCTCGGCTCGACCCTCGCGCAGAACGCCGAAGTCGTTGCCTTCTCCTCGACGCCTGTCACGACAACCACGGGCGACCGCGCCAAGACTTTTGTCTGGACGGGCGGCTTGGGCACTCTCAATCTGCCCACCGCCGTCTCGGCGACCAATGGCTGGTTCATCAACCTGCGTAACGGCGGCACGGGCGACTTGACGGTTGACCCATCTGGCTCAGAATTGATCAATGGCGGCAGCACACTCAACTTGCAGCCGGGCGATAGCGCCAGCATCGTCACCAACGGCATTCAGTGGTATTCGATTGGCCTCGGCCAGCAGGCTGTGTTTGCGTTTGACTACACGTCTATCGCCGTCACATCCGGCACCTACACGTTGAGCGGCTCTGAACTGAACCGCATCGCCTATAAGTTCACGGGCACGCTGACCAACAACGTGACTGTCGTTGTGCCTGCCACCGTGCAGCAGTATTGGGCCAACAACCAGACGACTGGTGCCTTCACGCTCTCGCTTCTCGTTTCCGGCAGTTCCGCGCCTGTCGTCGTGCCCCAAAACACGACTGGCATTTACTATTCGGACGGCACCAACATCGTCACCGCGACGACTGCGGCGGCCTTTGCGGGCGTCGTCGGCATCACGCAGGGCGGCACGGGCGCGACCACGGCCCCCTCGGCCCTGACCAACCTCGGCGGCACGGGCATCGGCACGTCGGTCTTTACGGCGTCCACAACGGCTGCGGGACGCTCCGCCATCGCGGCAGCGGCTTCTGGGGCCAATAGCGACATCACGTCGCTGACAGGCCTCACGACCCCGCTGACCGTCGCGCAAGGCGGCACCGGATCTGCAACGGCCTCTGGCGCACGCAGCAACCTCAGCGCGGCCCAGTCGGGCAGCAACGCCGACATCACGGCACTGACGAACACCGCAGGCATTCAGGTCGGTGCGCCGACTGGTGGCGCGCAGGGCACAGGCACAATCAACGCGACGGGCCTCTTCATCAACGGCGTGGGCGTCGGCACGGGATCAGGCTCGGTGACCAGTGTCGCTGTCAGCGGTGGCACGACAGGCCTGACCACATCGGGCGGCCCCGTCACCACGTCGGGCACGATCACACTTGCAGGCACTCTCGCTGTCGCCAACGGCGGCACGGGCCAGACTTCATACACTGACGGCCAGCTCCTGATCGGCAACAGCACGGGAAACACGCTGACCAAGGCGACCCTGACGGCTGGTTCGGGTATCACGATTACGAACAGTGCGGGGGGCATCACGATCACCTCCACGGCTGGCGGCGGTACTGTCACGTCGGTCTCCGGCTCTGGCGGCACGACGGGTCTCACTCTGTCGGGCGGCCCGATCACGGGATCAGGCACTCTGACGCTCGGTGGCACGCTTGCCATCACCAACGGCGGCACGGGCGGCGCTACGGCATCCGGTGCGCGTCTGAACCTCGGCGCGGCTGCGTCGGGCGCAAACAGCGACATCACGTCTCTGGCGGCTCTCAGCACGCCTCTGAGCGTGTCTCAGGGCGGCACAGGCGGCACAACGGGAGCCACAGCTCGTTCGGGCATTGGCGCTGCGGCATCGGGCGCGAACAGCGACATCACGTCGATCACAGGCCTGACAACTGCCTTGACCATCGCGCAGGGCGGCACAGGCTCGACAACGGCTGGCGGGGCGGTGACTGCCCTCGGTGCCACGACGGTTGGCAGCAACTTCTTCACGCTTTCCAATCCGAGCGCGATCACGTTCCCACGCATCAACGCGGACAACACCGTCTCAGCTCTCGACGCGGCGACGTTCCGCACGGCCATCGGCGCGGGCACCAGCTCGACCACAGGCACAGTCACCTCGGTCTCCGGCACTGGCTCGGTTAACGGCATCACGCTGACTGGCACTGTCACTTCGTCGGGCAGCTTGACGCTTGGCGGATCTCTGTCGGGCGTCAGCCTGACCACGCAGGTCAGTGGCACGCTGCCTATCGCAAACGGCGGCACCAATGCGACTTCAGCGGCGGCTGCCCTGACATCTCTTGGTGCTTACCCGGCGACCAACCCGAACGGCTACACCTCGAACACGGGCACCGTCACTTCGGTCGGCGGCACGGGTTCGGCCAACGGTCTGTCGCTGTCTGGCACGGTCACCACATCGGGCAACCTCACTTTGAGCGGCTCGGTCACCTCGGTTGCCAACAACGCCACGGTCAATGGCGTTGCTATCGGCTATCGCAGCATCCCGCGTTCGACCACAAGCGGCACGGCCACGACGAGCGATGTCGGGCAGTGCATCGCCGTCACGACTGGCATCACGATCCCCAACGCGACCTTCGCTGCGGGCGATGCCATCTCGATCTACAACGACAGCGCGTCGTCGATCACGATCACGGCGAGCATCACGACCCTTCGCCTTGCGGGCAGCGCCACCACGGGCAACCGCACATTGGCCGCGCGTGGCCTCGCCACCATTTGGTTCAACAGTTCGACAGAGGCGGTTATTTCTGGTGCGGGGGTCAGCTAATGAGCGGCATCCAGATGGCGTTATTGGGCGCGGCGGGTTTCACGCCCGTTACCAACACGTATACGTCAGGAACAGCCGCTACTGAGACAGTGCCCACGGGCGCTACTCAAGTCGTCATCACCGTAAACGGCAGCGGCGGTGCTGGGGGGTATAACTCTGCTACGCTGGGTGGCGGTGGTGGCGGTGGAGCACGAGCCATTAAAACCATAGCCGTTGTCGGTGGCAACACCATGACCTATACAGTTGGCGCTTCTGTGGCGGGCCGCTCTACGTCTGGAACAGGCTCGACAGGTAACGCATCTACGGTATCTGGCACCGTCTCAGGCGGCTCAGTAAGCATGACGGCCAACGGCGGCGCTGGCGGGCAGACAGCCAACGGTGGCGCTGGCGGCACCGCGACGGGTGGCGACACCAATACTTCTGGTAGTTCTGGAACTGCTGGCGGCGTTGGTGGCGTTGGTGGTAACGGTGCTGGTGGCGGCACGGGCGGTGATTGGACGATTTCTATCAACGGCAGTCCTCCGGGTGGCGGTGGCGGCGGTAGTGGTCTTGATGCTGGTAGTATAACATCAGGTTCCGGCGCTCGCGGCCAAATCGCATTCGCATACACGTAAGGATTATAGATGGCCGACAACGTCGTACAGATCCGCTCTCTCCCCGGCATCAAGCGCGACGGTACGCGCTTTGAGGGTGACCAATATGTTGACGGACAGTGGGTTCGCTTTCAGCGCGGCTTGCCGCGCAAGATCGCCGGGTATCGCTCAATCAACAAGTATCTGCGTGGCTTGCCGCGCACGCTGAGTGAGTACACGCAGGATCTTCTGACCTACGTCCACGCCGGATCGGCAAACTTCGTTGAGCGGTTCTATATCGACGGCACCTATAACACGAGCGTCATCACTGACCGGACGCCAGCAACTGGTTTCACGCTCAACGATGCGAACCTGTGGCAGTTTGCGCTCGGCTATGACCTGACAAACGGCAACCAGATCGTCGCGCAAGTCGCGCCAAACCTGAACTGCATTTGCAACAGCGATGGCGGCGAACTCTTCACAGGTGACTTGCTCGGCACATCTGCCTTGACGCCTGTGACCTTGATCCCAGCCAACTTCAGCGTCACTGGCGGCGTCGTGTCGATGCCTCCCTATACTGTTGCTTTCGGCAACGACGGCTATGTCGCGTGGTCTGTGCCGAACGCCCCCGACGACTTCGTTGGCTCTGGCGCGGGCAACGCTTACGTGACGGGGCAGAAGATCGTGCGCGGTCTCCCATTGCGCGGCGGCCCCGGCAACAGCCCGTCGGGCCTCCTGTGGTCGGCAGACAGCCTCATTCGCATGACCTATATTGGCGGCACGGCAGTCTTCCAATTCGACACGATCAGCACCGAGAACTCAATCCTGTCGGCGCAGTCCGTCATCGAATACGACGGCGTCTTCTACTGGATCGGCACCGACCGTTTCATGATGTTCAATGGCGTCGTGCGTGAAGTCCAGAACAACCTGAACGTCAACTTCTTCTTTGACAACCTGAACTACGCACAGCGCCAGAAGGTGTTCGCGATGAAGGTGCCGCGCTTTGGTGAAATATGGTGGTGTTTCCCATTTGGTGACAGCCTCGAACCAAACCACGCCGTAATCTACAACGTGCGTGAAAACATCTGGTATGACACGCCGTTGCCCAACGAAGGTCGCGGCGCGGGCATCTTCCCGACGGTCTTCCGCAAGCCGCTCATGTCGGGCGTTCTTCCAGCGTTTCAGAATATCGACACGCGCATCACCGAGGCGAGCGACACGCGCATCACTGAAGACAACAATACGCGCATCACGCAAGAAAGCGGCGATAGTCAGTATAGTTTCTGGGTTCACGAGGTAGGTATGGATGAGATCGACGGCACAAGCATCAATCCAATTTTGTCCTACTTTGAGACGGCGGATATGTCCCTGCCAGTGCAGTCGCAGACCAACAAGGCTCTTCAGGTTCTCATGCTTGAACCTGACTTCGTGCAGTCCGGCGACATGACCGTGCAGGTCATGGGCCGCGCCAATGCGCGCTCGCCGGAAGTCGATGGGGAACTCAAGACGATTTACGAAACTCCGCAGACGCCGCAGGAGCAGGTGGTCTATTTCAAGGATCAGCGGCGCGAGATGCGCTTCCGCTTTACGAGCAACTGTGTGGGCGGAAATTACGAGATGGGCCTCATCCTCGGACACGTCCAACCGGGCGATGGAACGGTGATTGGCTGATGTCTGTCAATCCCGTCGGTATGTCATTGCTAGAATGGGCAGACGCTGTTATATTGACGACCAATGACGCTTGGTCTTTCGGCAAATTGGTCGATCCGACTGAGTGGCAGAACTGGGCGGTAGGATTTGTTCGCGCGTCTCCCTTTACGCAGCGCATCTTACCTGATCCCTATCAATTCGATGATTGGCAGGATTGGGCGAGGCGCGTGTATCCGATGTTAGAGGAACAAAACTAATGGCTTTGACATCTCAGCAGCTTGATGCCTTGGCCGCAGCAGGCCGCGATCCGACGCAACGTGAGCAGTATATTGCCTCTAGGCCTATGAAAGAAACTCCGTATGCGGTGAAAAACTGGCTTGAGTACGGAAACGGCCAAGGCGTGGCGGGAGATACCAAAGCTACGACGCCGCTGTACGTCGGGCATAACTATACTCTGGTTGATAACAAGACTGGTGAAGTCCTTGCTCAAGGGAGCACTGCCGAGGAAATTCAGAAAATACAGGAACTCGCGCAGCAGTTGCACACAACGCAGGGCAAAAAAGCAGATTGGCGTTTGTATGACGCAACGCCTACCCTTGGCTTAGATAATTATATGACGCCGGGGTTTTACTCGAACGCTTCTGCACCCGGCGATCCGCGTGGGGTTGTGGTTGCAGGCGACATGCCGAACAACTTTCTTAAAGACGAATTGGTACCGATGCTTACGCCCCTCGCGATTGCGGCGGGTGCGTATTTTGGTGGCCCTCTGCTTTTGGGCCAAAACGCCGCCACCGGAGGCGCGGGGGCGCTTGGGGCTGCTGGATCTGATGCGGCTATTTCTAGCAGTGTCGCCAACGCAATCAACGCGGCTTATGCTGGCGCGCAAGCTGGGACAGCGGCTGCATTGGCTCCTGCGTATGGCACCGCACTCTCTGGGACTGGTGGTTTATTGAGCACGGGTGGCGGCCTCTCTTCACTTACCAATACCGTTCCCACCGCTGCTACCACTGGCGGTACAACGGGAACAATTTGGGGGCCAGATCTGACCCTCACCGCCTTGAATGGCATGACCCCAGCGGAGATCGCGGCTCTTACTGCTGGTGCCACAGGCGCGACAACCGTTGCGACAACTGGCGGGACGGGTGCGGGCAC